TTTTTTTTTTTTTTTAAAAAATAACAGATCTATCTAAAAGTGATAGATCTATTAGAATTAAAATGTAAAGTGCTCAATAAAGACAAGCAAAAGCAAAAAGCGAAATATAATACAAGAAGAAATTATAAAATAAACATAATAAAATACTCGCAATAATTTAACTCGGATAATAACCCCACGGATCTTGGGTGCCACGAATCTGTTTCAACATAAAAACTTGAAACATATCTTCGTAACAATAAGGGAAAGAACCTTGAGCAAGTGCTCTCTCTTTAAATTCATCAAATGCACATCTACCACTGTGCACTAAAAAGCGCGCAACATTACAAAGGCGCGCCGACCAGTCATATGGATCCCCAATGACTGACTTTGGGATCCACATTAATTCCCTAACAATTGATGACATTGGTAAGGGACATTTCCACAATCCATCTTCGTATTCAAAAGTAGACTTAAGAAATGAAATTTTATTTAAATCATCAGGATAAACATAATGAGATTTAACTTCACTAGATTTATCAGCTCCTGTAATATCAAACCCCAGAAGGTGTGATACTTGCTGAATTCTAATACCATTAAAGAAACTTAGTGAATGAGGTTTAACTGTAGCTATAATATCATCCCCATACGTCAACATTCTAACATTATCCCTAAAATCAGTTAAATCAATATATAAACCACTTTCAGCCTTACAAAATAAATAAACTACTAACATAATGGATACATTTGATACTGAATTAAAAACATCTGTAAAAGGATTCCCACTTTTATTCCCCAAATAAGCAGTGTAAACTAAACTGCCAACCAATAAATCAGAATTTTTAAGCATATAAATTAATGTATCGCGAGCATTCTTCCCTTCCCCGCAATAAAAATAGTCAGTGATTTTATTAAATACATCAAAGCACCATGGTCTTATACTTCCATCAAAATTTTTATAATCATAAACCAAAGTACAATTAGAAAATTGAAAGAGTTCTTGAGCTATCTTACTCCACTCAACTTCTTTATCTATCCCTATTGCATGACCTAATTTCGTTCCCCAATTAGTTTTGAACCAATCCAAAAAAGCACCAAAATATTTTCTACATAATATAAGATAATCTAATCCAGGTTGTTCAAATACTCTAGTCTTACCAGCTCTAACTTTTTCTATCGGTCTCATTTCATCTTTGAGTGTTGATATCCATACCATTTTAAAACATCTTCTATCATTAATTTCATTCTCAGCAAAATCCATATGATCAACAAAAGTTTTATTACCTAATATTGGTATTAATTCACATTTAGCTTTATCACTATAATTCAGTTTCAAATTACCCTCATCACGAACTATATAATCATTTTTTCCTTTCTTATCACAAGAGAATTTGATATAACCACACGAGGTACTTAGCACAATAGATCTCATGCACTGCGTACCATTTAAAGCCTTATCTAGATTATAAACACTAGTATCTCTAAAAGCCAAAGGAGATAATTCGTCGATAACATCGTAAAAATGATTTAAAACCATATTAATAAAAACAGTAGGTGGATCTAATATACCTTTCTCAATATATTTATTTGCGTTAATTTGTAAAACTCTATGACCCTTAGCTGATGGCAACCACTCGTTTTCAAATTCTTCATATTTAAATGATGTTCTCACAAAATTTGTAGTACAAGACGTAGATGGTATCACCCCAAATTGAAAAGTACTCGGTTCACCAATGACACACTGATTTTGCGACTCAATATGATCATCAATTAGTAATTTAATTTTTCCAACACTATAATAATCTTTAGTTAACCCTGTAACTCCATAACAGCCAGATCCAAAAATGCATGAATGTAACCCTACTATTCTAACTTCACTGTTATTAACAATTACCCATGGTCTACCACAATCACCACCTACAGTAACCCCATCTTTATTATTTAATTTTATAACAAGCCATGGACCACTCTGTGTATCAGTCATAGTTGTACCTTCAACAAAAGCTGACACATCTTGATTGTGACCCTCTCTTCCTCCTATCAAAGTGGCTAGAGCACCACTTGGAATATT